AATGATACCACAATCGATACAAGTCTCAATAGAAGGTATTGGCTGTTCATTAGAGCAAAGCACATATTCGTTTGAATATGGATCAAAGCCACCAAGTTTTTGTGTGGTGAATGATTCGTTGAACAAATCTCTAAACCAAGTACGCATACCGAACTCAGACACTACTCTTAATTGCTGCCCACCTGACTCATCGCCATTTAATTGGATAACAGCACCACGCTTAGCGTCGGTAAAGAAACGGTCTTGTCCCCATTGAACATAACTCTCAGCGTTGTAGCTGATACCATATTTCTCAGTACGAGCTATCTGCGTTCCAAGCACCTCAGGGATAGACGACACAGCGCCTCCTCCTACCGAGTCTGAGAGCAAGTTCTTACCCGCAAGCACATAAGATATCTTATCCTCTTGAAGAGTCAGCACATCGGTCTGTCTCGCGTCCAACACTTGGATAGGTCCGAATGAATCCTCAAGTGGTTTGAAGTTTAATAGACCAAGATTAAACTCATTAAGCTTATTCACGTTACTCTCGTCGTTGTACACACCGCTGTACGTAATGTCAGCAAAGCGGTCAGCCTCCTTGTAGTCTTGAGCTGACACTGTGGTCACACGCTCACCCAAGTTGAATGTTCTACCAATGATAGAGTCTCTTATTTTGTAGCTCTCAACGCCGTTACCGAAAGTGAAGCAGTTAAAGAAGCCTGTGTCCACAATAGCCGGATCTCCTGCTGCAATGTCTTGGTTTTGAATATTACCGTTATGATCTCCTGTTGCACCGTTCACTCCAAAAGAAAGATTGTTCTCAAAGAACACGTCGGGCAAAGTATCTGTTGGCTCAGTCTCAAATACAATGGTTGTATCTGCACGAGATATAGTAAACTTTACATCGACACAAGATTTTCTTTTGTTTTCATCTCCCCATCCACTGCAAGGAAATGTACCTGATACATATAAATACAAGGCGTTATTTGAAGAATTGCGATAAAATTGGTAGTAGTTAACGCACTCAGCAATAGTTGGTGATGTTATAGGAAAAGAACCAATAGTTGGTATATACGTATTTCCAATAGGACAGTTGTTTAATGCGTCACCAACATCTTGAACACCTGTGTTTAATATAGATGCAATGTTGTCACCATCCCACCAATCTTTCATGTTGGCGTAATTAGCAGATGATATAAAATCCTTGTTTAAAGTATATATTCTTTTTTCACATGAGGCTGTTCCGTCACGCCTTCCTTGACGTGATTGCTTTATTCTCATTGATATTCTACTACCCGCAGGTATATTATAATCTATATAAGTTCCCGGCGTAGTTGGATCCTCTATGTTCATAGGGTACAAGACATAAGGAGGATCAGAAACTAAATCAAGACTGCAATTTTGCTTATTGCCGGGAGCAATTAAAGAGTCAGTATCACTTACTGCAGAAAAGTTATTTGCGTTTATCTTTAAGTAAGTTCCCGCAGGAACTGTCACATTAGTAAGCGTTATAAAATCTTCTTGCTGCGCTTTCTTCTCAAGCACGGTAGCATACACGCACCCTGTTGTTGGACCATTGCTATCTGCTTTGACAATTAACCTATCGCCCTCAGCTACCTTACGCGGGTTCTCTCCTTCAATTAAGAAATAGGTTGAGTTGGTTAGAGGATCTTGAAAGTATATGTTTGAAAAAATAGTATCGTAGTTCTCCTCATCAGCTTTAATAACAAACTTGTATCGCGTAGCCCAAGCGGGTGCTAATTGCGTTACAGGTATTGTTACTCGAATTGAATTTTTATAAGGCGAGTTTGCACAAGGCACGGCAACGGTATTGTTTGGGCTAACCAAAGCAGTAGTGGATCGGTTAAACTCATCCATATATACAATACCAATCTCATATCCTCTATTGCTATGAAGACTTCTTGAGTTAGATACAGTTTGAAAAAAAGCTTCTGAGCTTACAACTTCATAATACTCAACTACCTCTTTAGTTGTTGCAGGATACGCATCTATAAAGAGCATAGCAGGCAATTGGATCTGAAAGAAAGTATCACCCGGCGCGCAGTAAATAGCAATAGGTTGGTTTAAATAACCTGTGATACCACTCGCATACTTAAACAATGAGTTCAAGTTGTTTGGTATAGCGCAATTAAAGATATCTGTCCAAGTAGTGCCGTTAGTACAAGGCAAATTCCCCGGGTAAATCGGTTGGATATTTGCTGCTGTTCCTACCGCATCAACAAACTCAGTACTTGTGACCATGTCGTATACTGAAGCATACGATACGGCAAGGTAGAATGAGAATGAAAGGTCTGTATTCTGAGTAGTTTCTGATGGAAATGGTGTGTCACCGTCAAATGCAGAATGTTTTATTGTTAGATTCACATTTAACAATGAGCCTTCAGTAAGATCAACGCCATCTAATTCTACAATAGTTATTGAATCTGTAATGGTATTTGATAATCCTCTAAAACTATAATTACCATCCGTTGAGGACGTTGGTAGAACAGCGTTACCTATCTCTTCACTTACCAACTCCGTTTGATATGTAAACCTTGTAGGATTTCCATTGTAGTCAATAAGATTGTATCCATCAACATAATTACCATACATCAAACGATTACCCATAACCGTTTGCGCTTTAGCAAAACGAGGTACGTTGTCGTACAAGCGAAGGATTTCAGATTGAGGAAGTATCGTAAAGATTTTACTATTAACAAAGTTGTATGTTAACAACGCTCCGTCAGGAAGTCCCAACTCAGCTTTATTTAGTTTCTCAATAACCTTGATAACACTGCTATTCGCTTCCTTAAACAACAAGTCAATACCAACAACAAGAGGTCCTCCTGTATTGTAGGTGATGGTCGCCGCGTTAAATGCGTTTGTCATTCCGTCATTCAAAGCAGAGTCAAGACTATACTCAAAAGGATTAGGCAAGAATGAAATATCAGACCACTGCGAAGTAGCAGAGTACTCATTGTCAGCATATCGCCAACGATATGCAAAGCAGATGAATCTATCAACCATAAACTGCTCCTCTCCGGGAGTGACGTATGGAACTACAGTAGGCGCTGCAAAAGGTGGTTTCTTAATAACCTGCAAAGCCTCAGCAAATAAATACGGATCGCCTGCATAGTCAAGATATGCTCCATTAGGTACAGCGTATGAACGCTTGACGTTAATAAAACGGGGTGGGTTATAGTCGTCAGTAAAAAACAACAAATCATCTACCTTATTAATCGCGTTGATTAAATAGGTAGGATTAAAATTCAATGTTGTGTTAACGCCACCCCCGTCATCAGTGCTTATCAAATGATAAGTCAAGGTAGAGGTAAGTACATTAACCGACACAAGCATGTCAATTTTACCCGTAGGTGATGGACCGAAGTCAGGGTCATGAACCATCCAATAGATAGTCTCATTAGCACCATCCTCAAATGCACCAATGCATCGAGCATCAGAACTTAATGCAGTTCCATCATAGGACAATGTAGTAAGAGGAAGGTTCCCCTTAGTATTCTCAAGAGCACCTACCTCAGACTCCTCAGTAGACCCCATACGCACGTTTAATGCGTCGATATATTCTCCGGGAGGAACAACACGCTCGTCGAACGTCTTATTCATCTTGCCCGCTACAAAGTTCCTCGTAAGATTTGCCATATTATTTTATCCACTTGTCCATACCACGGAGATTCATTAACAATCTGCCGGGATGAATGTTACTCATTCTAATTTTTGCGTTGCGAAGTAAAGCAGACTTTTCTTTTCTTGCTCTTGCCACAACATATTCTTGAACACCAAGCTTGCTGCTTAATAGCTCTGCTTGGATGTAGGCGTACACATACTTCTCAAACAACTTATTCACTGATATCAATGAGTCATCACCACCTTCCATACCATCAGAGATATACTCAAGGATGCACAACTCATTCGCCATATTGGAAGAGAAGTTAATGACACCTGCTTTTTTATCTATGTTGAATGTAGGATTACCATTAGCTGTCTCGGTATTCAATCCAAATCGAGTTCCGATAGCATATCCAAAATACCAAAAGCCATCAACACACCAACCCTCTTGTTCGTTAAACGGGTTGCCCGGGTTTAAGTAGATACTCTTCTTAGTCCCTTGTATTCTTTCAATGTCAATGGTAGAGTTCTCAGGTCTTAAGATGTTTCCATCCTGATCAAACAGAATGTTGCAGTCATTGTCTTGCAGATACGCGTTTGATGAAAGTGTTTGAATGTTCTCACTCAAAGGTCGTAACCATCCGTCTTTGTACATAGAGATACGAACCCAATTGACGTAGTCAGGAGGAAGTACAAAACGTAATTGATCACACACATTAAGTTCTAATACCTTCACCTCTTTAAACGCGTCGTAGTTAAGCTCTTGGATAGCACGCTTTGCGTGAAACAAAACCTTATAGCGCTCCTCATTATTCACAAGAGAGTGATTGCCTGAGTACATCAACATAAAGTTGTTGACGATATCAAATAGGCTCACATATTGGTAAGATCCCCAATTAGCATCTCGGGGAGCATTACCATTATTCTCATAGTATTGATAGTCTGAAATATATGTCATGTTCTATTATTGTTGTTGACTGAATGTAGGTAACTCGCGTTGTTCTTTTGCTATAGCAAACTGAGCAACTTGCGCCTCTCTAATTGAGATACCACAGTACTGAAGTATTTTCATTACCAATCTAAACTCATCATCAAGCGGCATCTCAAAGTCCTGATAGTCAGGTTGTGATTGATCAAAGGATGGCTCGCCACCCAATAAAGTGACATATGTCCACTTAGGATCCTTAGGATATCTGAAGTACGTCGCTTGCACTTGACCGGGATTACTTATTACCGAAGGGTAAATTCTATACGCTGAACTCTCCTGCGTATAGGCAGGAAACAATAGCGATGGCGCTGTAAGCATTGAGTTGTTAAGCATAGTAATCTTACCTGCGCTAACCTTCTCTAAATCTTTTACGTTTGCTGCTGAGTAAATAAAATAACCAACACCTGAAGCCGGGAATATATTTTTGCTCAATACCAATGATGTAGCACTTGTTACAGTTGTAACCGTAGCCACTTGATTAGTTGTTGCATTAGATACAATGTCTCCAACCTGAACGCCTAACGTGATGAAGTTAGCAGCTGAATCCACAAGACTACCTGCCAACACTGTCGTGTTAGTAGAGTTTCTAATCAAAGTGGTATAAGTAGAAAGTCTGCTAATCATATAAGCCTCATCACCTGTAGTAATGATAGAAGGTATGAAAAAATTATTTGCCGTAGATTTAATAAGATAGTTAGAGACAAGGAAATACTCCATGGTCTCAGCTAAAGCTTGACCTAAATCTGAATAGTCACTACCCGATCTACGGAAGTTCTCCATATTAATCGTCTTGTTGTAGTCACTGAAGTACTCATCAAACACTTCTAACTGTGCCTGCTTGGCGTATAAATTAAAGTCAGCGGGAGAAATGTACCCGTAGTTATTTTTGTTTAGAACAGATAGTACCGTATTTCGAACCGAATTAATCATTATGATTCTTTTCCACAAAGATAGATAAAAAAAAGAGGATGCAATTGCATCCCCTTTCTTTTAACCTAAAATCAATTGTTAGACAACTGTCTCTAACATCTTGAGAGCATCAATGCCTTCATCACTGCGTAAGAAGTGAGCGGCTACATCGTATGGATTCTCACCGAAAGGTATTGAACACATCTTCTTTTTATTAGAAGGTGTATTAAAGTATATATCCTTGCTGTTGTTTCTTACCGCGAGTAAGCCCTTCTCGAAGAACACTCTCACTTGGTCTTGATACTGCAACTCAGGATCGTTTAATATAGATAGGAACCCGTATGGATCTTGCTTAGCAAATACCAACATATCTCTCTTCAGCTCTGCTGTTGAGATAACCGATGGGTCTTTACCAAACATTACGCGGGTAAGCATTTCAATTTGTTCAAGAGATAATCCTCTCGCAGCGATAAGAGCATCTACCTCTACATTCAAGTCTTCAACTTCAATATGAGCTTCTTTCTCTTTATCAACTTCAGCAAATACAACACCGTTAAGTGGGTGGTAGTGAAGGAACTCTTGTAGTACAGGGTTTTGTTTTGGTACGTTTAATAAACCATCTTCAAAAACGATTGGTTCAATAATAGCGTTACCGTCTTGCTCGTCCTCAAAAGGAGACTTTTGATTGACAGCATATCGCAAGGCGCGATTGAGATTGTTCTTCTCATCGTACCACATCAAAGGGTATCTTGGATGGTTACGTGAGGCTAATGTGTAAGAAAGGGGAGACCCGTTTAATAACTTGTACACCTTATTAGCAGGCGTTTTTTTTGTGTTGCTCATTTGATATGATTTAATTTTTACAAAGATAAATAAAAGGAAGTGTCCGTGTGGACACCTCCTTTTTATTTTTAAGACAATCGATTATCCGTAACGGAACAATACGAAGTTGTTTGCACCTAAGGTACATACGCAACGCTCAGAAAGGAAGTTAACCTCCATTGCATCTAAGTCGCTTGTAGCAGCACCACCGGCAGAACCTGTGATCCAAGTCTTGTAACGACGATCTTCAGCTTCGCTTGCGCGGTAACGAACGTGTAGGAATGGACGCTTAGCGTTCTTACCCATGATTTGGTCGTATACTGAAGTAGAACCTGCAGGAACCATAAGTCCTGTGATAGTTCCTGTTGCTGTTGCAGCACCTGCAGCACCAACTAAACCACCACGCATTGTTGGATCGTTCAAGTATTTCCAATCAGACTTGTAGAAGTCATAACCGCGACGGAAACCTGTGAATCCAAGGTTCAATGCCATGTCAACATCGTTGTCGAAAAGACCGAAAGATGCAGCACCTGCAGCAGAACCTCCGTTGAAACCGTTTAAGGTAGCCAACATATTGTCAATGTCAAAGCTTAACTGACGGTTAACGAATACTACGTTCTCTTCGATAGACCCTTGCTTGTCCAAACGAGAAACGATAGAATCCCACTCAGATAATGAAGTTGGTGTACCACCACCCCACACGTTTCCGCGGGTGTTAACAGCGTAGAACACACCTTCAGAACCAACAAAACCTGCAGCTGAAGCTCCTGATAATGGAGCAGCCGGAACCGCTTCGATCACTGCAGTCTCTAAGTAATCTTCGAAACGAAGACGAGTCTCGTGCTCAGACTTCAAATACCAAAGGTATCCTGTAGCTCCGTTTTCGGTAGTTACTTCAACCCATCCGATTTGAGCCATATCTGATCCGTTAACCGCGTACTTATCTTTGATGATAATAGGGTTGTTAGAGAAGATAGTATCTTCAGCCTCCAAAGAACCAATCATTCCGTTAGTTCCTTTTCTAAATTCAGAACCGTAGATGAATACAGTGAAGTCAGCGTTACCCACACCTGTACCTGCAGCAGCAAGACCACCTGCCTCGTAGAAAGCTACGGTAAATGTCCAAGGAGCTGTTGATGATACCGCTGTTACGATAGCCTTGTTAAATACTCCAATAGAAGCACCCGACTTTCTTTGAATCATTACAGTCTGACCAATACGAATAGCGTTAGATGAAATTCCTGAATCATTGATTTGGAATGTAGCTGTAGAAGCGCCTGCTGTTGCTGCAGATCCTACGCTTTCATACTTAATGTGAAGACGACCTTGTTCTGCCCATTTGATTTGGTCAGAGATAGAAGGAAGTTCAGCACCTACCATTCTTAAGAATGAAGATACTGTACGGTTACCGTAACGCTCAAATTCTTTCTCATAAGTATCAGGAAGATACTGATTTAAGAAGTTAAATCCGTCAGACGGAATGTAGTTTGTTCCCAATGCCACGCGCTCTGCAGCGGGTTGTAGGGCATAATTGGGGTTGTTTAGCATTGAACCTGCCATGTTTTCTTTTTTTTAGTTTTTATTTATAACCTTTTTGCGCTACGAATTTTTAAACTTCTTCCGGAATCAGGATTCATAGCTTTAACCTGAAAACCTCCTGTGCTTGTTACCTCAGGTGCTCTGCGCTCAGACATATTAATGTTCTTAGTCTTACGCATCACATCATCAGTGGCATTTGCCACACCTTGCTCATAAAAGAACTTGGCGAACTTCTCAGGGTTCATTGCAACAGCTAACGCTCTATGGTATCCAACGGCATCCTTAATCATCCCACTCTCATCCAAGTATTTACCAATGAAATTCATTGGACTTGATTGGGCTTTTTTAAGCTCGGAAGCATCACCGGGTGTGAACTTAACCGTCTTGTCATCTATCTTGAACTCAAAACCTTTGAACTCTCCATTAAACAACTCATCAGTCTTATTCGCAAACCATTTTGCTTTGCGCTCGTTTTCTTCCTGCAGAGTTTTAGCCTGCTTGGTGTATTGCTTATACGCCTCATACTCTTCTTT